TGCAGCATCTTGCAGAGCATGGCATTCAACCAGCCCGGAATATGGCTGAACATATTCCTCCGGCACCTAACTGGCCTGCGCCAACGCCGCCGGTACAAAATGAACAATCAAGACCTCTGCCTGATGTGGCTCAGCGTCTGATGCAGCATCTTGCGAGCATGGCATTCAACCAGCCCGGAATATGGCTGAACATATTCCTCCGGCACCTAACTGGCCTGCGCCAACGCCGCCGGTACAAAATGAACAATCAAGACCTCTGCCTGATGTGGCTCAGCGTCTGATGCAGCATCTTGCAGAGCATGGCATTAATACATCTAAGCGCTCGTGATTATAATATAATTACCTGTATTAGCTCTGACCTGACAGTTACCGGTTATTTATACAGGTATCTGTCAGATTACATCTAACCAACAAAAAACCGGAGCCGGACTCCGGTTTTTGTGAAGCTGTCGGGCTATTTCATCCCGCCAACATTTTCCCACGTCCCGTCAGCACGCAGGATTTGCAGCGGTCTTACCACGCACTGTATCTGCTTTTTATCCGCATCCAGTATCACCACCTGCGTGATTACCCTGTCCTGCTCCGGGATAATGCCATTCTCATCTGACTCCAGAATGTCTGCCGGTCCCAGTCGCAGCTGTGCTGTAAGCGACTGCCCGTGTTCACAGTCATCATGCTTTCCGCAACCACACAGACGCTCCATAAGCTTTCTCAAAATATTCATGTCATTCTCCTGTTCTGCCTGTATCACTGCCCACTTCATCCAGTCCCTTAACATCCTGCCACGGCCCGTCGCCAAACCTGACCTGCAAATGCTGAAAAAAACCCTGAACCCGTGTGGCATCTTTGGGGTCAAGAAAGGTCAGTCCGGTGATGAGTGCGCCATCTGTATCCGGGAACCAGCCATTGCTGTTTGTCTCAATAATGTTTCCCGGCCCCATACGGAACCGTATTTGCGTCTCCCCCGGGTCGCCCTTCGGCCCCTGAGGTCCGGTTGCCCCTACCGGGCCAGCCACACCTGTTTCTCCTTTCGGTCCCTGTGGGCCTGCCGGGCCTGCTGCCCCGGTGTCTCCCTTTGGACCCTGTGGACCTGTACTTCCTGTCAGCCCGGTCTCTCCCCGCTCTCCCCTGTCGCCTTTCGGCCCCTGCGGACCTGCCGGACCTGTATCTCCTCCCGGTCCCCGTTCGCCGGTTGCCCCGACAGGGCCGGTGTCACCACGCTCTCCTTTATCTCCCTTCGGCCCCTGAGGACCCGCGGGCCCCGGTTCTCCCTTTGGTCCGGGTGGCCCCACCACGGTGGGGATTCGGTTTACGGCCTCTTCCGCCGCTATCCTGCTTTGTTCCGCTGACTGTGCGCTTTCTGCTGACTCCCGGGCTTTTTCTGCTGCGGTCGTTGCATCCCTGGCTGCATTACCGGCTGCACTTTCTGCCGTCTTTCTTGACAATTCAGCTTCTGCTGCACTTTGTGATGACTCACTGGCTTTTTGAGCGGCCGCAGAGGCCGAGGACGAGGACGCCTCCTCTGACTGCTTTGCAGCGGCTGCACTTTCTGCCGCCTGCCGGGCTGACTCCGATGCATCCCCTGCTGAAGTGTCAGCATTTGCCGCGCTCGCTTCTGCCTGACTGGCTGATATGCCGGCATTCCTCGCTGATGTCTCCGCCTCTCCGGCATTCTTCTTCGCCTCCTCTGCGTGACGCGCCGCTTCTTCCACCATCAGTTCAAAACGACGCAGTGCCTCCGGCCGGACGTCATCCTCCGACATGGCACCGAGAAAATCATTCAGCGTACCGGGTTGAGAATCTTCATACACGGTGATGGTCCCGGCATGTGACGGCGGGAAGCCCTCCACCAACAGAATGACGCTGTACTGACCGTACTCAACGTCCATGCTGTAACGACCGGCTTCATCCGGATTTTCAGAGGCCACCGTGTTCACCACCACCGTGCTGCTGGTCCGTCTGGCTTTCAGCACAATGGTGCAGTTCTGTACTGGTTTTCCTGTGCCATCTTTAAGCACGCCAGAAATTTTTACTGTCATACTTTTCCACCAATAAAAAAAGCCCGCAGCAGTGACGCCACGGGCTTCAGGACAGTGTAACTTTACGTTTCCTCAAACGCAGTTCACCCCATAAGGTGGATGAACCTGCGTATCATAACAATATTTACAGAAGATAAATCGGCGTCTGTTGTCAGAAACGGTATCCGATACCAACAATAAATGCATCCGATCGCCAGTCGCCACTACCGGAACCTTCATAAGCAAGGTCAATGGTCACGGATTCGGTCGGGTTAAACTGCACGCCAGCCCCCCACGCCAGAGACGTGTTGCTGTGGCGACCGTCATCACTTCCGGTCAGCACATCGTGCGTTTTCCCCTTGTTGTCAGTTACGCGAAGATAATCCCCGGAGAAAGTCGACACACGGCTGTAAGCCACACCCGCCATCGCATACGCGCTGAACCATTCATTCACGCGTACAGACGGCCCCGCCATCACGCTGAACCAGCGGTTACGCACGGAATCTTCATGCCAGCGGGTATCGCTGTAGCGCGTTTTTTGCTCATCCTCAGCATTGGCATAACTGAAGGACGTAATCAGCCCCAGCGCGTCCATAAACTCATAACGGTATTTCACGTTAATCCCGTTCAGATCATCACTACCGGGAACGTTCGTCGAGGCATGGAGATACCCCGCGCTCAGCGTGGACTGATGTTCTGCTGCACTCGCTGGCGTAGCAGCGGCGACCGGCCAGACTACTGCGGACAAAATAACAGCACATAATTTACGCATAATTACCTCTCGCTTTTCTGCAATAAAAAAGGCGCCATTTCTGGCGCCCGTATCTGGGTTATAAAATTCAGCTAATCGTGATGCCTGCAGTGGCTTTCTTCATCACCACAACCAGCAAATCGCTGATACTTGCTGTGGGATACCAGTTATTTACCAGCCATGCTGACACCGAAAACTCCAGTGTCATGTTACCGTGACCGGCAGGCATATCAATAACACCACTGTAAATCAGCGTATTATCCAGCGCGGTACGGTTATAAATTTCAGCACCGTTTTTCCGCACTATCAGACGGCATGAGGAGTAAATATCAGTATGCTCTTTCTCATGTTTAGCGCCGCTGAATGCCACCGCCGGAATAACAATCTGCCGGTCAAACGGCTGATCGTCATAAACCCTGACGGTAATGGTTCCTGATGGCCACCGCTCCGGTGCACGGGAGTCCCGGGGGAAAGCTTTGCCCACTGTTTTAACGAGATCGCCTTCAATCTGGTTCGCGGACAATTTTCCCAGAACCCGACAGTTCTCGTTAATCGTGACGTTGTTGAGCGTCCCGGAGTTCGCATTCACGTTACCGCTGATATCGGCATTTTTCGCCGTCAGCCGCCCGTCCGGTGTCAGGGAAAATGCCGGAGGATTACCGCCGCTGGTAATGGTGGGAGCCGTCAGATATTTCAGGAACACTTCATTCATAAATATCTGATCGCCCTGACCAACAAACATCGGCTTTGTGTTGCCATTCGCAGGATTAATCATCGCAATCCTGTCTGCCGCCAGCAGCACCTGACTCTGCATTCCTGCTGGCGTATTCTCAATACCGGCACCGATACCCGCAATATAAAGGCGTCCGTCCTGCATCTGCTGCAGTTTCACGGCCCACATGCTGTTCAGGTTATTATTTGTATCAACCTGAACTTTCTGTATCTGCTGGATTGCCGCACTCTGATTTTCCAGTTTTTTATTGACGGTCTGCGTGATTTCATTGCTGACATTCGTAATGGACGTCCTGATTTCAGCCAGGTCCGGCGCAAGCTGACCGTTATCAATCTGCGTCCACAGCTCCTGGGCCAGATGTGTTTTCCCGATTTCTCCTTTGAAAAAATCCAGGTAACCTTCCGCATCATCGCTCGCCCGACCGACAGCCTCCACGAATGCCGATTTGCCAACAGTATTCACACTGCGGATATAAAAATAATAATCATGGCCCGGTTTGATATTGATACTGGCAGCTATCCAGTACAGCGCCGAGCCAAGATAGCGGGCTGCGGTTTCAACCTGCCTGATATCCGCAATCCGCTTTTCCGAGAACCAGAACTCAAACTGTACCGTCGGGTCATAAACGGCAAGATGCGGCGTGGCGGTTATCTGAAAATAGCCCGGCGTCAGCTCAATCCGCGACGGTGCTGCCGGTGCGGCAATCCGGAAGGTGGTGGTGGCAGGTTCACCCTGCTGGCCATAGCTGTTTATCGCCCGCACCGTCAGGGTGTATTCCCCGAGCGGCAGGCCGCTGAAACGATGCTCTGTATCCGCAGTGATGGCGGTGGTCACCAGACGGCTGTCTTCTCCGCTTCCG